AGGAGCAGTTAATGGTTCGTTGTTGTACAGCCACATTGATTTTTACCTATTCAAGTTAAGATAACTTTACTTAGGGTTATTCTTCATCTTCAATTTCTTCTTCGTCATCAATTTCCGTTTCAATTTCCTGGAGTTGTAAATGTTCCAGAACTATCTAAAGTAGCAACAAATGGTCCATTTATTAATTCATTAGGTGGAGTTGTAGCTGCTGAAATTGGATCCCATTTTTCTCCATCAAATATGTATCCAGCATAGGTATTCCCTGTTTCTGGATTAATAGGGAAATTTAATGCTGTCATTATAATAACTCTTTAATTGTAATAGCAAACCATAAATCTAACTCTGTAGCACTATCTAAACGTTTTAAACATAATGTAAGCATTTTTCCATCAATTCCACCAGTTAACGGTTTATCAATTTCGTCTCCTTGTACATTTTTACCGATAATAAGTCCACTATGGCGCATAATTGTTCCATTTGGTATGGTAAATGTATTACCTACATTAGTAGAATATTGATCTTGATAAATGCGATACTGTGCATATGAACTTGAATTAATATTAGTCCAACCTGGAATAGTTGCTCCACTAATAGTTAAGTCTCCCTCATACCATTCATACATAATAGTGCTTTGAGCAGCATTATTATTCCCAAGTTCATATTCAATAATTTTCATTAAATTATTAGAACTAGTTCCAGTCGGATTAATTCGAATACTAATCATAGGTCTCATCGTGTCATCCATAACCCAACCACGATGAGATGCTAACGCATGATTATTTATTGAATGTAATTCACCTACATCACCGCTTATAGTAACTGGTATAGGATTACCTATATCATTTTTTATTTCTTGATTGTTTATAAACAAGTATGACATTAGATAATTCTCCATCCATCTCTATAGATTAACGATATTGAGCCATTATTGATTTGTAGTGTAAAGCCTGCTGGATCATTATCTACAGTTCCTACTACAGTAATTGGATTATTTGCACAGTTTCCAGATTCATCTTTTATTACAAGAGATCTACCAGAATCAGGAGTTACAGGAAGAGTAAGCGTAACTGCTCCAGCATAATTAACACCAATGTAATATTCATCCCCATCGATTACATAGCTTGATGATGTTATGTAATTAGTTGTATACACAACATCATGTGGATTTACTTCTGCAAACTCAAATAACTTTGTTACAGGATTATATCTTAGATATCTTCCAGCATAGATACTAGATCTATCAACATCATCTAACCAACGAAAATTTACTTCACCGCCACCTGCGCCAGCCATGGAAATTTTAGTTAACCAATTTTCCATATACTGAATTTTATCAGTTAAAGCCTTTATTTCTGGAGCAACTGCAGGAAGTTTGGGTTGATTAAACAAGTCTACATTAGTTTTAAATAATCTATTATAATGTGAAGCATCAGTTAAATCTTTCTTAGCAACTTTTTCTTCTATAAATTCTTCTTGGATTATTTCAGGGGGTGTTGGTTCTACAATTGGTTGTAATTCCGGATACAGTTCCGGAGTTGTATTTTCCAACAAGTTAAAAAAAGAATTATGTTTTATTTTTTCAGATAAACCTAAGATTTCTTTTTTGGGCGCGATAGATTCTCGTTTTGCTTCAGAAATCAGGTTTAAAAAATCGTTTAGTTCGTTCATCTACAGTACCTAAATGTATATTTACAATATTTAGGTACTAAAAAGGGGAGCTTTGGCTCCCCAAGTTATTTACCAATGATCAACACCAGTAATTGAAATCTTTAGATCACCTGTAGCTCCATTAATTTCTACATTAGGAATAACAATATCAGTTATTTTACCAATCCCGCTGCTGTTATCAACGGTAATGTCAAGACTTTCAGCTTCTGGAAATTTTTTTAACACTTTAGCGATATCTTCTAATTCGCTGCGATATAAAGATACTGTACTTTCACTCATTTGAATAACGCCTTTCTTAAAATGTTAGTAGAATATTGTGCAACTAAAAATAACACATATGCTCTATATTGACTAGACAAATATGCATCATGGTACAATAAATCAGCAAGAATTTTTAATATAATATCATTACGATTAAATCCTTTACTTAATATTAATTCTTTTGTTTCTTTAGTTAACACAGCCTGACGAGCCAATTCTTTGTTAAACTTATCTTTTGGATGCTTAAATGCAACCGACCAGTCGACCTTAGCAGTCCCGTCAGGGTATTTAGTTATAGTTGTAAGGATAGTTAAACATAAATCGCTTAAAGGACCACCTGAACCTAATTTAGCGCCATTTAAATACTGGAAGTTTGTACTTGTTGCAATTTTTGATTCAACAGATTTAACTAATTCTAGCGAACTTGGAGGATATCCTAATTTATATCCGCGAATTTGAACATTATCACTCCAATTTGGTTTAAAATAAATACCCTCTTTGGAAATGTCGGCAATAGTAAAAACATAACTAGTATTAATTGCCATATTCATCTCAGGCAACCAGCCATTTTCCCAGCCATTTTCTCGTTCAACTTTCCGAACAACCCGAACTCGATCACCAACTTTAAATTCACGCATATTTTCTTCCTCAACTAAGTTTAAATATTTCTCACGAAACCACTGATTAACTTTTAATCTATTATCATAAACAGCGTATAAAAATTCATTAAACACTGCATCCCAACACATACCAACAACATTAACTTGTTTACCTGCTAATGATAATTTTTCAAAAGAAAAATCAATTGAATTTTTCGGTACTTGTAAAACTTTAACATTATCTTTTAATTTAAGCATCTCTAGTCTCAACAAATTGTTTAATTATATCTAAATTTACAGGAGTAAAATCAATTGCCTCCATAGAAACATTATAATATCTGGTATCAGGGACTCCATCTAACATAATCATATCAGCATGTAAGTGTCCATGAATATTCAATTTCCATCTGCCTAATTGCGATGGATGAACAGGAACATGTGTTAATACAAAATCGTGTTTCTTAATTACACCATATAAATCTTTAAAGTATTTTAGATATACTGATGGATAGCAAGAATCGTGATTACCTTTTACAAGATATTTCTCACCATTCATTTCATCTAATAATTCAAGATATTTTTTGTTAAATGTAACATCTCCTAAGAAGTAAACGATATCATTTTTACCAACAACTGAGTTATGTTTATAAATGATAGTTTCATACATTTCTTCTAGTGTATCGAATGGACGATATCTATTGCCATTTTCATCCGTAAATTTAATAATATTTTTATGACCAAAATGGTGATCGCCACAGAAGAATACTTCAGACATTATTTTTCCTTTTTTAATCGTTTATACATTATAATTATAACGTATAAAGCCGGATTAGTCAAGCATTTGTTTAAATAAATATATAGATATAACATTCAACAAAGGAAATCAATATGTTAAGATTTAAATCTTTCCTAACTGAAGCAAAAGAAAACAGTAAAGCTGGCGCAGCCGCAAATACTAATGGAGTCAGACATGAATTAATGTCTCTAGGTGTTATGAATCATATGGCAAGACATCATGGAGCAATAAAACGTAAATCTGGTAAAGAATATCCAAATTTACTTAAAATGAATCATGACGAGTTACGACATTTTTACGATAACCATATTGCTACTGCAAATTTTAATGAGGAAATGCCAGAACATTTTAGAGATAAAGACGGACAAAGACCTCATCAAGTATTTCATCAACATAATCATAAAATAGAGCATGATGAATTATTTAATCATTTTAAAAATTCAGTAGAACATGTAAATAAATTACATCATCATTTAAGAGAACAAGGCTTAAATCCAGAAACTTTACATAATATTTCATGGACATCCAAAGATGGTGATGTTAACGAATTTATGAAAAAACATGGTGATAATAAAAACCGTCAACAAAACAAAGATGGTGACGATTTTGATGGAATGGCATCAATTAAAGATAAAGATGGAAATACAAAACACGTTGGTATTTCAATGAAATGTGGTTCCAAAAAAGGAGCAAAACCAACATTAAAAAATAATACGCATAATACTGTATTCGGTAAACAAAATAGAGGAGAATTATCTCCTGAATATCAAGATATTGCAGATAAATTTCATAATGATTCGTCAAAACATATTGATAATTTTGTGGATAAAGTAAAAAAACATTATAATCAGGAATCTGATACTGCCAGAGGAAGAGAATTTAAAACGCATGAAGATGCAGAAAAAGTAAAACCAGGATCTTCTCATCCAAATGTTCATAAAAAATTGCACGCTGTTGAACAAGCTAACTTAGAAAGAAATTCTAATGTTGCCAATGACTTACATGCAGCATTATCAGAAATTAATGATAAAGAAAAACAAAAAGGTTCGACAAAAGAAATTTCAAATTATATTAGAAGAAAAGCTTCGGTATCTTCTCCTGATGTTGTTCCTGTTAGAGCTGCAATGACAATTAACCCAAAAACTAATCAAGCAGATAGCCATCATTTCGAAGATCATTCTACACACTTAAATAATATATTAGATAATACGCATCATTTTAATATATCAAAAAGTGGCGGAACGGTTCATATTGATGCACACGATAAAGATGGAAAGCATTTATATAGATTTAGTCAATGGTCTAAAGCTGGTTCAAGAAAAATAGATAAAACGACAAAAGTATTGGTAAAACAAGAAGGACCAAAATCAGCTTTACATGAAAAACCTACAGACAAAGTTACAGCTACCGCTCCAAAAAAAGCGTCAACTAAAAAAACAACTACACCGAAAAAGGAAAAAAAAGTGAATCCAGCAAAAGATAACCCGCATTGGGATGAAAAAGCTATTGGCGAAATGTTAGATAACATTATGGGTAATAATTTAGTAGAATCAACTGATTCATTTAAAGCTGTACTATCAAATAAAATCGCAGCTAGATTACTTGAAGCGAAAAAATCTATCTATTCTGAGAGATACGATAAAGATTTAGATAAAAATAAAAATGGTAAATTAGATTCAGATGATTTTAAAAAATTAAGAGCTAAAAAATCAGTTTGTTCTGAAAGATATGACAAAGATTTAGATAAAAACCATAATGGTAAATTGGACTCAGATGATTTTAAAAAATTAAGAGCTAAAAAACATAAACATGTATGCACTGCTGCGTGTAATGAAGACATCGAAGCAGCATTAAATGAAGTGTTAAATCCTTCTATGGGCGTAAAAGCATATATCGATGATTTTATCAAATCAGATGACTCAAGATTTGAAGGTGATTCTAAAGAAAAACGTCGTCAAAGAGCTATTGCAGCATTCTATAATGACAAAAAATAAATAAATATATAAATAATAATTAATTAACCCAAAAGGAAATATAAAAATGAGTAATTTATACAACGATCCAGATGATTTTGACCTAGATGAAGATGATTTCGAAAAAGAGTTAGAAGAAGATTCTATCGAAGATATTCAAACTGAATCTATTAGAAATATGATTGAAACTATCGTATCAGGTAATTTAGTTGAATCTACACAATCATTTACTGATATTATCTCGTCTAAAATTGCAGCTAGATTAGAAGAATCTAAAATTGGTGTTGCTCAACGAGTATTTGGTATTCAAGAATCGCACGACGACGATGATGACAATGATCATGATGATTACAGCAAAACAATTAGTAAAATGAAAAAACCAAAAGAAGATGATGATTATAAAGATGAAAAACATGCTGAAGTAGATGATGATTCATTTAGTAAATCTCTTCATGGAAAATTAAAAACAGCTGAAGATATTGATGATAATCCATTATCTGATGATGAAAAAGAAAATCCTGATGATAAAAGAGTTCAAGCTGGATTAGCAGCTCGTGCAGCTAAAGGTGAAATGTCAAAACCAAATGCTCACAGAGATATTGATTTAAGACAAGGATCTGTTACTTTACAACATGGCGATGCAAAAAGAATTAATAGCTTTATGGCTGGATTAAAACCACAAAAAAGACAAGAAGTTATGGCTCACATGCAAAAATCACCTAAACATTTTGACGCGGTTCATGATGTAGTTAAAAAGTTCCCCGCACCAAAACAAAATACATCAATTTACGGCGAAGATTTCCAAGCAGAAGCTCTTGATATGAGTTCATTAAAAGCCATCGGCGGAAAATCTCGTGGTAGCGTTGAAGATCAAAAAGCAAAAAGAGCTGCTACAGTTAAACCATCAACAAGTCCATCTGTTACTGGCGCTGGGGATAAACAATCTTATTATAACCCAAAAAATGCTCCAAAACAAAATGAATCTCTAGGGAATTATTTTTTTGAATCTACTGTGGTTGGTAAACCAACATATGATGGTGATACATTAACTACACATCATACGCATGAAGGAAATCATTTTACAGCTCATACTGAAATCGATGATGATGGAGATTTACACCACAAAATTGCAGATTCAACTGGTAAAATGATTCATGCGCATCATTCTTTCCGTGATTGGGATACTGGAAGAATTTCTCAACAACCTGCTCATGGAAAATCACAAATATTTGATAACGAATTACACAAAAAAATATTTGATGACCACAAAAAAGCAACAAAAACTCCTTTGAAAAAAATATTAAGCAATGATTAATATAAAAAGGATTATAAATGAAATCATTTAGTGAATTTCGCCAATTACATGAAGGTTCGGTGAAAGATATTCATCAAACCATTAAACATCATATTGGTCCTATTTTTGCTTCTGGAGCTGCTCCAGTTGAAATGAAACACATTAAAAAAGCTGTTGATGCTGTAGTAAAAGACCACAAAATTACTCCAGATGCAGCTAGAAAAATGGTGGACTCTTATTGTAAGACACCTACTATTCCAAAAGCAAAAGGAGCGTAAAGCTCCTTTTTTTATTCATTATCTTTATACAAAGTTTCAATTAAAAAATATGTGAGTATAACAGAAAACGCAGCAATCCAAAGCGAAATCATAATATCTCCTTATGTAAACCAATTGTAGATCCCATAAGAATCTATTACACAGAAAAAAGAATATCGCAATTTTAATGATGCAATATTTTTACAATATGCATTTATTAAACATAATCCATGCCCTATCAAAAAGAAAATAAATGCATATTTTGTATACGGTTCAATATTTGTTGCAATTAAAGATCCAGCGATAAGAAAGTTTACAGTACCAAGCCAATTTAACATAAAATCCTATTTTAATAATTAATCCCAATTTATTTAGTTTATATAAATAGAAGTAAAAAACTGGAGAAAGTGATGAATAAAATACTAGCATATATAAAAGAACCAAGAACTCTACAAGGCGAATATAATAAACTATTTTATGTTTATAGTCGACTAAGAGAACCAAGTAGTCATGCCGCATTAGCTGCGATATTTGCCGTATTTGGAACTAATATTTCAGATCAAATGTGGAATAATGTAATGAATGGGTTATCTGCTGGATTTGCTATAGCAGGGGTATTCCTAAAAGAAGATAAAAAAGGAGAATAAAATGAATTTTTTTAGTAAAATAAAAGAGGCATTTGTTGGATTAGGTAAAGTGGCTCCAACATTAACAGCAGTAGCAACAACAGTGGAAGTAGCAACTGGTCACGCAGATTTAGTGGCTTTAACTCAAAAAGCAGGTGATGCAGCGGCAAAAGTTGGCGAGGAAGTGAATACTTCAGGAGATTTAGTTGGTGCAGTATCAGAACAAATATCTACTGTAGCGGCATCTGAAGGTGAAGCTAAAATTGCAGATGTAGCAGGTAAAGTTTCAACAGTAGCAAAAGCAGCCAAAAAAAGTAAAAAGTAATAATATAAAAAAAGCCAGAAGTATTGCGCTTCTGGCTTTTTCTTAATGGTTACTTATGTTTCGCGCCACAAACGGTGCAGGTATAACCTTTCTTTTGGTCTTCGTTCATGACCCGCATATTTTTACCATAAGTTGCATCTTGGTATTCAGCAGCTTTGCCACCAGTACAGTTACAACGTTTTACTTCAACAGTTACAGCCATTTTAACACCTCGCTTTAGTTAAACAACAAATTAATTATACTATATAAACTTCTATTCGTCAAGAATATTTTGTACTAATTTATGCAGGGATATATGCATCATCTTCCATTACCATGTTTATTAAATCGTCATACATTGTATTAGCAAGTTCACTTGATGTTTTTGTTTTCTTACAAATAGTTCCAAAGAATCCGCTTTTAAGTAAATTTGCGATATAATGATGTGGATTACCTAAAATCGCTTCAAACATATCCGGTTCCACTACATCACCGTCAATCGTTTCTTTATAGATTATAATATGGTATTTAAAACCCAAATCATGTTTCTCAATTGGTTGAGCATTATCTTTATATGTAAATGCCGAAATATCTAATTGCTCTTTTTCATCTAAGATAAACATAAAACCATCGTGTATTTCTTCATCATAAATTTCTTTTAAGTAGTGTTTCATAAGAATCCTATTTTATGTTGTTATAGATATATTTATTTTAAATGCAAAACTATGGAATATAGAATAAAACCACCGGAAATTAAACAGATCTATAATAACTTAAAATCATCAGCTAAAAAAAGAAATATAAATTTTACATTAACTTTATCTGAGTTAAATAATATAAGTTTTCCAATATCTTGCCCTGTGCTGAATATACCATTAAAATGGCATAGAAACAAACCTCAAGATGATAGTTATAGTTTCGATAGAATTGATAGTTCGAAAGGATACGAAATAGATAATCTACTAATTATATCAGTAAAAGCTAATCGAGCTAAAAATAATTTATCCGAAGAAGAAATAACTAAATTTTGTAACTATTATAAAAATTAACAGTCATCGCAATCGCAATCTAAGACATACATTAATATAGCAATTGTTGATATAATTGCTATCATTACTGCACCAAATTCATCCGCTACAGTTACATTTTCCATAATACCTCCAGAATAAAAAAGGAGCAAAAAGCTCCTTTTAGTTTATTCATAAAAACCAACCTTTATAGTTGGTTTTTATGGTACATCAAAATTCGTCAATACATTCTAATAACTTGACGAGCTTTTTTTCGATAAAATACTTCATCAACATCTGTTTTGAACCTGTTTTTGGAGCTTCATACTGTTCAACGATGGCATCTTTGATATCCTGGGGAGTCATAGTCAAATCAATTAATAATTTATTTCTCTGAATATTACGATAATTTTCAATATCTGGGTTATTAAAATCTTCAGTTAACATAACAGCTTTTTTCTTAGCTGTTAAAGGTTTCTGACGAATACCCGCAACAAATACATCATCATTAGATAATACCGATGGAATACCATCTCCAGCATCACCAGTTAATATCTTTTCTTTTAACTCAAGTTGAGGGTTTTCTGATTTAACATAAATCCCCAACATTGGATTATACTGTTTAACATTAGAATATTGATGTAATTGTTTAAAATCGCCATCAGAACTAATTATAATTACAGTTTCATGAGCACTAATTCTAGGAACTAATGTACCAATTACATCATCAGCTTCAGCTCGCTCAACATGCACCACTTTATACGGAAAAATAATTTTTAAATCTTCGCGAACTTCATCAAGCACTTCAAAAATAACAGTCCAGTCTAATTTAGATGCTTCTCGTGCTTTTTTTCTTCCTGCTTTATAGAATGGAAATACTTCTTTTCTCCAGTATTTTCTGGAGTCGCAGCAGATAATTACTTCACCATATTCTTTTTTAAATTTATGTATATGCGATCTAATCGAGTTTAAAACTAGGTGCCGACATAAATCTTTACTTAAAACATTAATTCTATTTGATGCAACCTGAGACTGCAATCCACTAATTACTACTTGGTTAAAATCAATAAGTATAGCCATTATCATTTCCTTTAGTTAATTTATAAATATATTATACCATACATATATTAAAAAGTCAAGCATTATTTCTAGGATCCCCATATGATAAGATTTAAACATTTTTTAAAGATAAACGAAGAACTAAATGATAATGAAAAAGCCGAAGTTGCTACTTGGCCACAAAGAACAGCAAAAGCAACAAAAGCAACTGATCATTATTTCGGTAAAGGGGTTGAAGATAAACATACTCCTTTAGAGGGTACACATAATAAATCAGAGATCCACCATGCCATTGAACGTCATTTAGGAAAAGAAATTACGCAAGATGAATATAAATCTGGTCAAACAAAAGACGAACACGGTAGACCAACTAGAATTGGTAAATTGTTAAATAAAACGAAAGCTCCAGATGAATTATCTCGTGGGTTTGAAAATGATTCAACTCGTCAGGGTAAAAAGTTTTCCGGATTATCTGTAAGGACAACTAGAAGCGCAGCAGGCGTTGCAGGGCAAACTTCTCGTGGACAAAGTTGGGAACAACAATCATGTAAAAACTTTAACACAGGAATTAATAGAAAATATTTAAAACCTGATGTTAAAAATGGTGCTGTTGTACATTATTTACATGATGAGAATGGGAAAGAAATTGCTAGATCTACTGCGCAACCATACACAAATGATGCTGGTCATACAATATATAAATCGGATAGTTATTATGGCATCGACCACAAAGGGTTCAAAGATCATGTAGAAAAAGCTAATAAACAATTATCAGGTGAACATAAAGGTGGTAGCATAGTTTATACGAAAAATAAACAAGCTTATGATAATGATGGTAATCATCAAGAAGTACATCCAAATGCAACTAAAGATCATTTAATTAATGAATTAGATAAAACAACTGATAGGTCAATAAAAAGAAAAATAATACATCATCCAAATACTCCATCAGATGTATTAGATAAAATACAAAAAGGATCTAATGAAGATGATAAAGCTACGGTTGCTTCTAATCCTCATGCAACAACTAAACATTTAGATAACGCATTAAATGATACAAATCCAGATATTGCTAGAATTGCGGCAGGAAATCATAATATTAATTCAACGCAATTACATAAAGCAATAAATCATCCTTCTAATGAGGTTAGAAGTCAAGCAGTTTTAAATCCTAATCTTAAACCTGAACATATTGATAAAGTATTAAAAGATAAAGAACATTTTGATCCAGTTACTACATCTTTAGCTGTACAACATCATAATGCAACAGAAGATCATATTAAACAAGGATTAGCACACGAAAGCCAACATGTAAGAGGTGGTGCTCTACAAAATAAAAATATTACTCTTGATCATTTACGACACGCAATGAAAGATCCAACTAATAACGCATCAACAAAAAGACAAATAATGTTTCATGATAAAGCGGATAAAGAACTTGCGAGTAAAGGATTAAGCGATCCTGATGAATTTACACAAAAATTAGCCAAAGAAAGATTAGCCAAAATGCAATAAAGGAAATGGGAGCTTTCGCTCCCATTTTTTATTTACCCGAATAATAATTCAGAAACGGACTTAACCTGAACTCCATTCTCAGTAACTACTCCATTTACAACCTTGCCTGTTGATAAAGTACAAACAATAGTATCATTACTAATAGTTTCATTAATCATCACGGTAGAAAATCTACCTTGTAATTCTGACATCTCTTTTGGCGTTAAATTTACACTCATATTTGCTCCAATTCTTTTGCGTATAATACAATATTTGTTGTTTCTTGCAACTCAACCTTTTGCTCAACCAAAGATTTAACTTTTTGCTCTAACTCAACAATTCTATCTCCAGTTAAATTCCAAATCTTCATATCTAATAATTTACTGTCAAAATTATTTTCTTCTAAAATACTAAACAATTCAATCTTAGAAGCATTTTTAAATTTATTAACATTACCTAGATAAAAATAGATAAATCTTACTCGTTCATTTAAATCAATAATATCATTATCAAGGATTTCAATTAATTTATTGATTCTATCTGTATATTTACCTAAACGCCAATCGATAAAATAATCAATAATTTCATTAACCGACCCAAACTTTCTCAATTTACCAGTAGGCAACCAACACGTCAAATTTTCTGTTACTGTTGTAACTAATTTTAATTTCTCAAGAATAGTATCATCCTCCATTGAATTAAGGATTCCGCGCTGATAGAACACATCAATATCAAATCCTTCCTCTGTTGAATTATCTTCATAATCTTTAATAGAATTATTCTCTACTAATTTATTAAGCTGTTTTTTAATATCATCAAGATACATTCCTATAGGTAATTCAGTAATCTTTACCTGAGTAGCATTAATTCTGGAAATAGAACCTTTAATTTGATACTTATTATCGTCAAGTCGAGTTACAATACCTTTAAATCCACGAAAATACGGTAATAATTGAAATTTCTTAGATCCTCCAGAGAGTTTCGTCTTAATATACTTTGCAAGTTCCTTTGGATCTCTTGAGAGGATCGTAGAAGCAAAACCCGTACCTATTCCTAGCGAGGTGTTTAAAAGCACTCCAGGGAGGATTGGAACGAAAAAATTAGGCTCTATTTTAAAGTCATCCTCGAATAAATGTTCTAAGATAATATCATCTTCTTTACGAAAATATAATCTAAAATTTTTCGATAATTTAGTAAAAATATATCGAGCAGCTGCAGGAACAGGCGATAATCTTGAACCAAACTGACCAATAGGAGAAAGTAAATTTAAATTATTTGAGCCAGTAAAGTCTTGAGCTAGATTACAGATAACTCCAGCAATTCCTTGTTCTCCATGATGATAATGTGTAGTATGGGCAACCATACTTGCTAACTGAGCTACTTTTATTTCTTCTGTTACATTTTTTAATAAACATGTATAAAGAACTTTTCTTTGTGTTATTTTTAATCCATCAATTAAATTAACGATTGACCGTTCGTTATCATAATTGGCATATGGCTTGTATTGCTCCTGAAATAATCTTTCAATTGTAATTTCTTTCATAATTATCCTTCAATATTCAACCATTGCTTTCTTTTATCAGCACTACCAGTATCTTTAGAGAATTGTAATGTAAAAATATCTACATCACCAACTTCACTAATAACCTTTTCTAAATTACCGCTAAGGTCTGTTAGGTACTCTTTCCATTCTTTACTGGAACTGGTTCCTAATCCTTTGTAATATTTTGACTCATATTTTTCATTAACATGTTTTTCTTTCCATTTCTCAAATAATACTAAATCATGGAAAGCTAATGTGTCTTTTTTATACTTAACTTTAACAATCGGGGTATTTAAAATATGAATAATCCCTAAAGAGAATAATTCTGGCCAAAATTTAAAAAATGCATTCAATAATAATCCTCTAATACCAAACCCATCCAAATCTTGGTCTGTTGATAATACAATTTTACCAAATCGAATATCCTCAATAGAATTTACCTTAACTCCAAACTGAAGCCCAGTAATTGTCATAATATTTTTAAACTCTCTATTTTCAAGAATATCTTTTAATTCCATTGGCATTACATTTATGGGCTTTCCGCGTAGCGGAAACGCAGCCATTGTTCTAGGATCTCTACCTGATAATAAACCAGATAAAGCTGAATCACCTTCCGCAAGAAAAAGCATTGCATCACTACGCTGTTTAGTAGAAGCATCATGGAATTTATCAACTCTTCTTGGATCGGCTTTATCTAAGTTCTTATTAGCTTTACGCAATTCAGCTAATTCAGATGCTTTTTCTTTAGCTTGAACCCAGTCTAAAATAGACTGGATAATATCAGATTTTAATAAACCTTTAATAAATTTATCGCTAACAGTCCATGAAGTTTTCCATTCAGATGCAGGACTAATCATATTTTCTTTAGTTTGACTGGAAAATCTAGGGCGGTTAACAGTTCCTGCAATAAAAATTCTAAAATGATTTTTAATATCAGATGGTTTTACATCAACTTTATGTTTCTTTTTAAAATGTTCGCGTAACTTATTTGTTACTTGATCAACAACATAATTAACATGAGTTCCACCCTGATAGGTTTCTACTGAGTTAATAAAAGAAATTTGCTCAAATCCATCAGAATCGGTAATGCCAACATTCCAATCTTTACTATTATCGGTAAAGTAATTATCTGAATATAATGCAACATAATCGTCAAAAGATCTAAATCTAATTAATTCCCCATTAAAATAAAATTTAATGTTTAAGTTATTCGCAGCTGCATCTATTACTTTTTTCTGAATTCGTAGAATATGGTCTGCATCTAACCCACTTAGTTTAAAAAATTCATAATCTGGAGTAAACGTAATTTTAGTTCCATTTTTAGTAAAATCTTTAATTATAGGCTCTGAACGCTCGCGCATACCGTTCCAGAAATCTTGGGTTAGTTTTTTCTTACCATCACAAGATTCAATCTTAAAATTTGTTGATAAAACATTAGTCAACGTCGAACCAACACCATTAGTTCCAATTAGCGATTGGTCTTCATTATCGTTAAAATTAGAACCAGCTCTTAAATTTGAAAATACAGTTTCAGCGATATAAGTTCCTGTTTGTTCATGAAGAACTACAGGAATACCTCTACCATCATCTTGAACGGAAATTTCATCAAAAGTTATATCGACTTTAATTTGAGTTAATGTGTCTGCTGCTCTTTTTCCTTCATCAATTGAATTATCGAGAATTTCAGAGAAGATTTTAATAAAAGCTGGGATATAAGAAATATCTCGCTTTTCCATTTTCTTTGTGGTGTTGTTTAGCACCCATTCTTGACTTGTTTGAACAGAAGTAGAACCGCAATACATGCCAGTACGTTTTCTAATGTGTTCAATCTCGTCAAGAACTTGATAAGTTTGTTGAATGTGTTTTGTCATAAAATACTGTTAAAAGTTTATGGTATAAATATTATATAATATTTTTTTAAATTAGTCAAGCATTATTTATAGGATTCCCTTATATGTTAAGATTTAAACATTTTTTAATGATCGAACGGTTTTTAATGAACGAATCTAAAATCGATGATTATAAAGCACAAGAAACAAATATCTCAACTAAACACGATCCAGATGCACAACATAAATCTGCAGCTGATATTATTGACCATTTTCATAAACATACTCCAGGCGGTAATGTCCAACATACTCGTTGGATGATGGACCAATATAAAAAAGGAGAAATAAAGCAAGAAGATGCTCATGATATGCACGATACAGTAAAGAATTTTGAGAAATACAAATCAAAATTACCTAAGAAAAGAATAGAACAATATAAATCAGTTTCAGAATTAAAAACGGCTATGCATCCACATAAAGAAAAAGACGAGGAAGTAAAAGCTGTTAATAATTCTAAAGTTGTAAATGGTTCTACTGTTGTGCACAATAGCCCTAATCTTACTGCATATCACGTTCATACAACAGGAGCAGCTCAGGAATTAGGCAAAAAAGATAATGGAGAAAAATTAGGCTGGTGTACTTCCATCACAGATCCAAGTAAAAATATGTTTCAACATTATAACGAAAAATCTAGAGGTAATTTTCATATTTTACATATGCATAAAGAACAATTTCCCCATAGAAGAATTGGTGGTGTTGGAGTAAATGGACAATTTCAAGATGAAAATAATAAAACAATTAAAGGCGAAGATTTCCATAATTTAATACACAGAAACCCTGAATTAGAAAAAATTCCTGCTATCAAAAATTCTAGACACTATAAAGTACAAAAAGCTTCAGACCCTACAAATAGTAAAGAACATTTAGATAAATTAATTAATGATAAAGATGAAGATATTAGAGCAGGTGTTGCAGCCAATAAATCTGCAACTAAAGAGCATCTTGATAAACTTATCGAAGACGAAAGCGAGCATGTTAGAAACACAGTTTTTAAAAATTCTCCATATAAAGAACATATAGATAAATATACAATTACGCATAAAGATCCAAAAATTAGAGCAAGCGTTGCAACTAATCCAAATGCAACTAAAGAGCATCTTGATAAACTTAGTAATGACGAAAATGAAGACGTTAGAACAGCTGTAGCAGAAAATACATCACATAAAAAATATCTAGATAAACTTGTTAACGATAAAGACCACAAAGTTAGAGCAGCTGTAGCAAATAATCCGAATGCAACTAAAGAACATTTTGATAAACTTGTTAACGATAAATCCGAACACGTTAGAAAAGCAGTTTTAGTAAATTCGCCGCATAAAGAACATATAGATAAATTAAATTCTGATGAAAGCCCTAATATTAGAGCCAATATAGTTCATACCAATAAAAACGATAACGAAAAATTAGGTAAATTTATTAATGACCCAGATGATTTTGTAAGATTAAATGTTGCAAGAAATACTACACAGAAAGAACATTTAGACCATTTAGCTGGAGACAAAAGTAGTAATGTTAGGCTAGCTGTTGCAAAAAATAAAGCTGCAGATAAAGATCATTTTGATAAATTAATTAACGATAAAGAGGGAATGGTTAAAATTGCTGCAGCAGATAACACTCCACACAAAGAACATTTAGATAAATTAATTAAAGACAAGTCTCCATATGTTAGAGAAGCTGCCGCAAAAAATCCAAATGCAACCAAAGAACATCTTAATATATTAGCAAACGATAAACATAAAGATGTTAGCATGGCTGCTAAACGAGAGCTTACTAGAAGACCTTAAAAATTTGGGGGAGCAAAACTCCCCCATCAATTCTTTATAAAGTTACATTAGCAGAAATAATTGAATCAAGTCTAAATGAACGCCATCCTGAATTTTCTAAATCCCACACAGATAATACTTCGGGATTTTCTACTTTAACTTTCGCTCCTTCTTTAATCTCTACCACAGGTAATAAATCTGATTTTAAAGTGCATTTCATTGTTCTTTCTGAACCATCAGTTTTTGTAAAGACAATAGTTCCAGTTCCATTTTGTAAGTTAGCTTTTAATGTATCTTTATCGATTTGTGTCATAATATAAATTCCTAGATTAAATTTTAAGATCTTTTTCAGTGAAAATACCGAACATCGCTTCAGCGAAATCTTCGGGGTATAAAGTTTTAGAAGTTACTACTTGCTCTTTTGAAGCTTGTTTAGCTTTGTTACTTGATGAGTAACTCAATTCCATCAGATAGTGTTGACGGAATATCAGATTTTTTAAGTTCATTTTTCTGGTTTCCTAGTAATATTTGGGGCAATTTGAGGCTGTTGGTTAAGATGGTCCAGAGTTTTGCCCAATAATTCTGGATCCATCGGAGTTACAATTTGTTTAACAGGTTCTTGTTTCGGGATACTGTTATATACGTCTTTAATACTGTTTAAAATTGACATTCTTTTTCTTCTTTGTTGGTTGAAAATCGTCATACTCTAACTCAGAAAACGAAACTTGATTCGTTTTGAATTTCTTAATCTGTTTGGTTTTTCTAGGCTGGAAATCGGTATAATCTTCCATAAGAATATTGCTGTGCTTTTTCATCTGTTGTACTATTTACTAAGTTTAATTTAAAAGTTCTGGATATACTTCACGAACTAAATCTGCTGTTAAGCCTTTAACCTTCAAGTCTTTGTGTAACATGTTAAAGAAAATCTTAGCCTCTTTAGGTTCAAAAGATTCTAGTAACTGTAACAAAAGAAGGTTACGTTTTTCATCTGTTAATGAATCAGCAGTTGGATCTCCTTTAACGAACAAATAGGCTCGACGAATTTCTGATTCAATTCCAGCATATCTAATTCCTAATAGAGTATCTGGTTCAATATAATCTGTTGGAAAATTATCTTCAACATAGAATTGATAGTTTGGATTAAATGTATATTTTAATACTTCTTTAAAATGATAGAGATTATTTTGTTGAAGAATTTCTACTCTTTGTTGTTTGTTTACTGCTAGATTAAATTCATCTAGAATTTCATGTACGTTCTTAATCATAAATTAATTTTCATTTAAAGTTACTGTTAGAATCAATTACTGATTCCATATGGTTAATTTCCCGAAGGGGGAGATTTGTTTCTACATTTTTATTTATTGTAACTTGAATTTTTGTTTTCGTCAAGCATTTATTTAACAACATTAATCTAGCGAAGCAATGTGAGCGAAGCGAACATTTAATTTGATACTAGTCTAATCCTCGCTTCGCTCGATTGATTCCTTCGGAATCAAGATCCAGTTTTTCTTAGATTGAATTTCTTTGACCCCCGTTCATGTATATGAAT